NTTACCGCCTCCTTCTCTTATATCTCTGCCCTCTAAGCTCAAGTTAGTAGAGTTGGGCTTAGAGGGCAGAGATATAAGAGAAGGAGGCGGTAATGGCAGTTAGGAAATGGATTAAGAGAGCCATCCGCCGCCCAGGGGCTTTTACTAGAAAGGCGAGGGCAGCAGGTGTGAGCGTGGCGGCTTTCGCCCGTAGAGTTCGAGCCAACCCTAGACGTTATAGCACCCGAACTCACAGACAAGCTAATCTAGCTGTAACACTGAGGAGAATCGGTAGGAGACGCCGTAGGTAATGGTTGTCAAGGCCGAGCAGACATTCCGTGAACTATTGGCTGACGACCGACGCTTTATCGAAACCCTCTTTGTAGTAGAGAATAAGCAGCGGCAGATAATTCCCTTTACCTACAACTCTATACAGTCTGATATAGACGCTACTGAGACAGGACGGGATGTTTGGGTCAAGCCCTCCTCAGTCGGATTTAGTACAGAGCGGATAGCTAAGAGATTAAAAGATACCTTAACCACCCCAGGAACTAATACTGTTCTCATTGCCTATGAAGATTTTATATCTGAACGTCTCCTCTCCAAGGTAACTTTTTTCTACAACCATCTTCACTCCCTTAATATCCCAGGCTTTCCTCGTATTCATCACGACTCTACTTATGAGAAAACCTTTGACTTTGTAGTGAATGGTGTAACTGTAACTAAATCTAGCATCTATATAGCCACCGCTCGTAGCTTTGTGGCTGGTAGAGCAGAGGTCATCCACCACCTTCTCTGTGATGAGTTTGCCTTTTACCCTTCTGCTGCTAGAGACCGCATTCTGATTCCAGCGATGTCTAGGGTTCCCTCAGATGGTACAATTGATATATTCTCTACTCCCAATGGTCAAGAAAATGATTTCTATGACATTTACATTACTGCTAAGGAGGGCAGAGACCTTGGTAAGAGTGTCTTCACTCCCCACTTCTATCCCTGGTTCCAGCATGAGGAATATGTGATACTTCTAGGGGACAGCCGCATAGAGCGCTTCATTCCAGATACTAGCTCTGATGGGTTTGACCTCACATCTGATGAGCAACTGTTAATGAACAGGCATAACCTCTCTTTTGATCAAATCCGTTGGCGACGCTGGAAGATATTGGAGATGGAGAGTCTATCCCGTAGAGGTGAGACCAGAACTCTCTTCCCTCAAGAGTTCCCCGAGGATGACATTACCTGTTTCCTATCTACTGGGGATATGTACTACAGTGTAGAGCGTATGGATGAGCTGGCTAAGAGCTGCTATCCCACCCCTAAAGTCGTTGAGGGTGCTCATATTTGGTTTGAGCCAGAGAGGGGGAGGAGTTATATTTTAGCTATAGACCCAGGGCAGGCTAAAATTACTCAGACCGCCCTAACTGTTTTTACCTTTGATAGAGATGATTCTGGTAATACTATCCCGCTGTACTGTGCTAGAGACGCTGGTATGTATCCTCCAGAACTGACTATCCCTAGAGCTATTGCTTTGGGAAAATACTACAACAACGCTATGATAGCTTGGGAGAACAACGCTCATGGCATAGCTCTAGCTCCTCTAGCTAATCTCTACAGGAACGTCTATTATCGCAGAGACCCAGTAAGTGGTCGGCAGACAAATGAGCTTGGTTGGACTACTACCTCTCGCACCAAGGACTATATGTTTCAGACTATGCTCCGAAATCTCCACAACATGCAAGTCTACGATATTGAGTTCGTCCAGCAACTAAGGAATATCCGTATAGAAGAGGGTAAAGTAGTCTCTGTTGGGGCGGATGACATCCATGATTCTGTAGCTATTGCTCTAGTCTGCAATAACCCCAATCCAGTAAAGAAGGGTTACGTAGGGAGGGCAGGCTGGAAATGGTAACGCTTTATCATCATAAGGACATGGATAGCAGTATGAATTACTGGTCACTATGGGTGAGCATTGGGAGACGTAACTTCCGCCTATCCATTGGTCGAGATAGAGTGGGTAAGTTTATGTGTCGAATACGCTGGTGGAGAGGTAACAATGGCAACTGCTGATAACGTTATAACTGCTTCTAACAAACTCAAGGGTAAATGGGCTACTAGGAATAGGAAATTCCAAGACTGGTATAACATCATTACTCTCAAGAATGAGCTAGAGCAGGCAGGTATGGAGTCGGTCGCTGGGAATGACCCCAGGACTGGTTTCAACCTTGGATTACACCTACTCACCTCCAGCATCATATCACATAGAATACCCTCTGATGATCTCTCAGAGGATGAGATTGCTGCCGCCTCATACCTGGAGAGGTTCATATCCAAGCACGGTTGGAGTAGGTTAGAGAACAGATATAGGAGAAAGGGTAGGCAATCTTGGTTGAGAGATATGGTAGCTCTCTTACTTGCTACTGGGTGGTACAGTGTTTTTGCCGTGCCGACAGATGCAGAACTCATTGCTGAAGTGTGGCACCCCGCTGATGTATTTGCTGACTTTGGGGATGATGAGCTAGTTGAGTGTGCCCATATCTACTCTATATCCGCAGCGGAGGCCAACCGTAAAGTTAAGACTATGGGCTGGGGAATTAGGGGCAGGATCAACTCTAGTCTCAATGTCTATGACCACTGGAGATTCGATGGTGATGGTGATGTAGTTAATGCTATTGTTCTTGGTAGGGAGCTGGTGAAAGACTACACTAAGCATACCCAACTTAATCGGATACCTTGGTTTGTATCCCCTGTGGGTGGCCTTCCTGATAGGGGTTCCCTCTCCCAAGGTGCGAAGTGGCAGGAGCATTTTGGGGAATCTCTAGTAGCCACTAATGAGGATTTGACCCTCAACTATAATAAATTATTAACTTTTGCTCAGCAGCTAATGAGGGACACGGCCAATCCCCGTTGGGTGGAGAAATCCCGAGGAGATACCCCCATCCTCAAAGAAGAAAATATGTTTAAGCGGGGAGCTATATTCCGTATGACCCCTGAGGATGATGTGGGTGCTCTCCAAGTTCCTGCTATCCCAGTAGAAATCCGAACCATGCTCTTTGATTACCAGAATATGCTCCAGCGTGGCATGTTCCCTTGGATACTATTTGGCAATATACAGCAGCAAATAACTGGGTATGCCATGTCCCAGATTGCCTCTGCTGCCATACAGACACTCACTCCCTACTACTTAGCTATTAAGGGCCTCCTCTCTGATATAGATAACTTCTGGTTGGAGGGTCTTCTCAAGAATGGGAATAGGCCCTATAGATTTGAGAAACCTGCTAACTTCCCAGAGGATGTGGAGTTTGATGTAGACTTCAACTTGGATATCCCTGGCTACACTCTCCAGAGAATAACCGCTGCTAGGATGGTAGATCCAGACTTCAAACTCTCCACATCTACTACAATGGATAAGTTCTTCCCTGAGGTGAAAGACCCAATGGGAGAGCAGGCCCGTGCTAGGCGTGATATGGCTATGAGTCATCCCAAGTCCATTCTAGTTGACCAGATAATAGCGGTTAGAGAGCAGGCTAGAAGGCTCAGAGAAGCGGAGGATGTAGATTCTGCTGAGTTGTATGAAAAACTGGCTAAATCCCTAGAGGCTGAATTGGGGGTGGCTGATCAGCCTCCTACTACAGCCACCAGAGCTAACGTACCAAGAGAAGCCATGCCCAGAGAAGCTATGGAAGCTACTGAGGGCATGGGTGAGATAGTATAATGCCTAATGGTGAGTTTGAGAAGAAGCTAGCTGATTGGGAGACAAAGGGTAAAGAGTTCTTTAGTCAGCTCCAACAAAGTGAGCAGCTACTTGGCGAGCTCGGTGAGCAATTTGAGCTGATACAGAGAACTCCTCCAGCACATCCTGGTATACAGGCTAGATTAGAGCGTGAGCGCCGTGCTCCCGAACCTTACATGCGACCTCCATATAAACCTGATGAGCCAGACTTCCCCTTCCCATTCTGGACAGAGGATGAACGTAGGCGGGCTTGGGAGGGTACTGAGTCTCAGATAACCTCTACCTTGGGCAGTTACGAAAGAAGCCTTTTCTATTACCGGCTATATACTGGGATTCCGTATACTATATCCTCAGGCCATATAACCTCAGCCGATGAGATATTCAAATTGCTCCCACCCCCATCGGGTATGACTACTGAGGAGCTAGCGCAAATTAGGGACATAGCCGAGGATATGATTAGCTCTGTGCCACCTATAACTGGAGAACCACCTGAGGAGCCTGTAGAGCTATTGCCAGAACTAGAGATTCCCATAGCCATTTCTGGTATTCCAGTTAACATCAACCAACTAACTATTGAGGAAATCCTCAAAGCCTTGCAGACTCCCGCTGTCCCAGAACCAGTTATGACTGATGCGGAGTGGCGTGAACTCATGGAGATGGAGGGCTACACTGATGCTGACTTGGAGCAGGTAGAGTTCATGCGCCAACAATCAGAGCAGTTGATACAATCCTGGGGAGAGACCGATACCCAGCTAGTACAATATCGGCAGGCACTGGCTGAAATGCCAGAGTATAAAGCCACTGATTGGGCTAAAGAGCTTGTAATCCAGCCTGGGCTAGCTCTACTGGAGATTGTCAATCTTTACTTTGAAAAAGTTACTCAGCCCCTAGCTGGCCTAGTCTACAGAACTCTTATTCCAGATATTGAGACCCATTTCCAGAAACTACGCCAATCCCATTCAGAATGGGAAGCTCTCCAACTAGCCTGGGAGGAGTGGGATGCTCCTGGTGATGGTGCAGCCTCCTGGTTGCTGAAGTATCTACTAATGGAGAGTCTGGTAGACCCATTGACCTATGTTGGGTGGGGCATAGCTACTAGAATAGCAAAACCCATCCCTTATATAGGTAGGCTGGTCGGAGCTGCTGAGAGAGGAGCAGCTAGAGTCCTCGACCTCCCATTTGACCTCATCAAAGCCACTCTTGGGAGAGTGCCCAAAACATTAGGTCAGAGAGCCTTAGTAGCTCAGCATAGAGCTGGGCAGTTTGTAGAGAAATACGTTACTAAGTCTACGGGTAAGTTCCTCAGCCAGATAAAGATGGATGAGTTTACCCAAGCCATAAATAGATCTATCCGCTATACCTTCCGCCATCCTCAGGTTATGGATGATATTGCTATAGCGGGCAGGGAGCTTCTCAAACATAGCCCCGTTGATGAGACTATAGTAAAGAGATGGGCAACTAGGCTTGGTATAACTCTCAGCCCAGAAGATATTACCAGAACCCTCATAGAGAATGTAGATAATGTCTTTGAGGATATGTTTACTAAGAGGGTAATAACATCTAAGGAGGCTGGTGGGCAACTTCTCAGGATACTCAGGGTTACCCCCGATGCTGAGGGTAAGCTCCTCCAGACTGCACAGAGGATACTGGGCCAGCATTCATCCACAATAACTAATAACGCCAGGGCACTGGGCAGAGCCAAATCCCCTCGTCTGGCTATGCAAGCTCTCATGCGTCGTAACTACAGAACCCATATTAGAATGGAGGAATCTGTAGCTGCTAGATCAAGAATGGAGATAGGCTCCTTTGCAGCTATGCTACAGGACATACCACCTCGCCTTCAGGCTATTTGGAGTAGAGGTGTAGACAGGACAATTATCCGCCCATTTGCTGAGGCTTATCTAGCATTTGGGATGTATGGCCCCATGAATGTCTTTGAGGACTATTTCCGCTCCGTTCTAGGTGGTGTTATACCACGCCGAATGAATGTAGAGCAGTGGGAGAGATTAAGTTGGGGATTGTCAGTGGACCCCGAACTGAAACGTTATGGCCTATCTGAGATGTTAGGCCCTATAGCTAGGGAGGGTACAGAGGATACCTGGAACAACTGGATACTCCAGTTTGGTGGGCTAGCTAAAGGTTGGGGCAATAAAATCTATACTGGACTCATCCGTTTGCCCGGAGCTTGGGGTGCTGATATTCGCCGTAACTTTGTTGGCAAGCGCTACATTCAACTTCTAAAAGAGCGAGGTGGAGATGCCTTTGAGCAGCTTATGAGGGTTGGGCCTAATCCTCCTAGACTGGTTAATAGAAAGCTAGTAAAGCAGCTAGAGGCCCAAGTCTACCGTATGAAGACTACTCTCAATCCAGACTTGATTCGAGGTAGCAAAGACCTCTTTACTAGAAAGAGGATTGTACGCCAAGAGGTTAGGGATATCCTCAGTGAACATCCCAACTTACCCAACTCTGCTAGAGACCATATCCTCAAATCTTACGATGATGATTTGATATTCAGAGAGGGTGCAGAGTCCATACAGAGTACTGTGAGGGAATCCAATAATCTCCTCATGGATGATTACCTTAGAGGCCCCGAATATGCAGCTAAGCAGATGGAGGACTTGGCCGACCAGTTGATACAGCTAGAGGTGGTAAATCCCGAAGAGATGTCTCATGCCATACAGAGCCTCAATAAGATGTCTCAAATGTATGGTGCTACTCCTAAACAGATAATAGCCCAAGCTACTATCAGGAGTAGAGGACTGCCATTAGCTGAGAGAAGAGCAGGCTTTGACAAAGTATTTGATGACCTCTATGGGTATCTAGATAGAGCTGGAGCCAGTATAGATAGGGTGGTGGAGAGGCTCCGTCTACGGATGGGGGAGGGTATTACCTTCTCATCCCAATATACGTCTAAGGCTGATGCTCTCTTTGACATAATGACTACCATCCGTCAGAAAGGTGCTCAGTTCCGAGCTGAAGACATGGCTTGGAGGCATGATGTCTTTGCTGGGAGAGCTAGAGGCGAGCTAACCCCTACCTTCTGGGACGAGTTCTACCTCAATGTAGACCAGAGATATGTAGTATTCAATAGAGAGATGGCAGAGCTAGAGGGTATATTAGCCTCAGCTATAGAGCAGGTAGATATAGCTGCTGGTATAAAGCCCTTTGCCCGTGCATCTATTAGAGTAACAGATAGACCTCTGGCTCCCCAGGATATTGCCAAGCTCGTAGGTGCTAGAGGGGATGATATTTCAAGAGCCCTACTCGATGTAATGACTATTCAGAATGATAGGGATATGTTCATATCCTATATTATGGGGAAGGTTCGTCCTGGTGACGAGGGCTTCACTAGAGAATCTATAGGTACTGTCTATGACCAGATAATGTCTGGGCTCCAAGTACGCCCTGAGACAGCTAATTGGATAACGGCAAAGCAGATGGAGTTGGAGGCCGTCCGTAGGGATATGCACAGTCTCTACAACTCTAAGCTGTTACCCGATGATGAGATAGAAGCGATAGCCCGATACCTAGATGGGACTGCTGATGCTGTAGAGGATATGCTTTATATTACCCCAACTACAAGAACGGGTTATCGAGCTGGTCGGTTGCAAGCTACTGTTGGGGAGATGGCTACAGAAGGAGAGGGTCTCTATATAGGTAAGACTAGAGAGCTAGCTGATCTCTTTAGAGATAGGTATTTCCCTGGAGCAGAGTATACAAGGTCTATTAAGTACATGGAGCCTCGAAGACCCTTGGAAATACCGTCTGGGGAACTCTTCGCTCTCCAAGAAAGTGACATTCTATTTGAACCCATACGGGCTGCGGACAGTGAGTGGGCTCGGATACAAAAGCAAGCTGCTAAGAATGTGGGTTTGACACCCGAAAACTATTATCCCAAACAGGCGGCCTTCCATAAGGAGATATCGAACCTGACTAGAGCAGCGGGTTATGATGCTGTAGATGCGGGTGATTGGTACGTTCTTTTGGATGAATCTCTATGGAGGAACATTCCTAAAGAGCCCAGACCTACTCTACGTGAGGAGTTCAGGGACTTTGACCGTATCCGTCAGGAGTCGATGGATGAAGCCCATAAGTGGTACTACAAGGAGTATACTGACTACACCCATGCCAATGCCTTTGATGCTGCTATGAAGGCTGTCTACCCGTACTGGACTTACGAGTCCCAACGCCTTTTGTGGCTGCCTCGCTCTTTCATCCGTCACCCAGGAACCTTTACAGCCTTTGAGCGCTGGCAGGATAACTCTGAGCTAGGCTATATTCCCATCCCTGGTTGGTCAGCAGAGATAAATCCCTTCCGAGGTACAGTATATGGTGTACTAACTAGCAGACTTGTGAGGAGAGATTATCCCGAATACTATGATGCTCTACCTCTGGGTGACTGGGTGGAGTTTATGGATTTCCTCAGCCGCTATGGGTTCTACCCTGGTGCTCATATTGGAATACCTCTAGCTATGTTTGGTGGTTTGGAGCAGCAGATGGGTGAGGTCATGCCAGCCATCTGGAAAACTCCTCTCAACGCACTTATAGCTGCATTTCCAGAGAACGAGGCGGTAAAGACCATCTCTAACCACATATTTAGCGATAGGTTTCGGGACTACATGACTATTATAGAGATAACTAGCCGAGGCTATAATGGTACTCAGATATGGGGTAAGATTAAGCTCGATGAGGAGCTAACTGATGATGAGCAGGCAGCTTGGGATGATGCTCGTAGGGAAGTGGCTGCTTATGGAGTTCTCTTTGAGCAGTCAGGTCTATTCCGTCTACGGACTGAGGAGCAGCGCCAGGTATATAAAGCAGCCTCCCAGCTTATAACAGAGTGGACTGGTTACTCGGAAGATCAGCAGGAGTGGTTGAGACGCCACGGTTATCGCCTCTGGGATATGGTTGGCGGCATGTCCCCAACTCAACAGGCTGTGCTACAGGAGATGGATTACTACCGATGGGTGGGATTGACTCGTCCATTACTCCCTAGCCGCCAACAGGTAGAGCTAAACAAGTTAGAATCCGATTGGGATGATGTAGAGCGTTATGTAGAGGGTAGCAGGGATGAAGTGCTCCAGCTCCAGAGAGACTTCCTATCTGGTGCTCTTGGCCCCGATGGATATAATGATAGGCTGATAGAGTTTTATGATGATAGGCGTAAGTACGTAGACTCCAAGATGGAGGAAGACCCTCTCATGTCCCTAGAGGGTAGGAAGGAATACTACAAGAGGTACAACATTGCTGAGCCAGTCCTTCACCCGTTTAGGGAACTTCTCAATCTCTACTTCTCTATAGAGCTAGAGGAAAAATACGATGAGGAGACGGGTGAGCGTATCCGTGATTGGGATACATTCTGGGCTCAGCGGCAAGCTATAGAGGATGCTATACCCGACCACTTAAAGGAGGAATGGGATGACTACATATCTAGGAATACTACTAGAATAGAGGAACTCCGTAGGGATGTATATGACCGATATTTCCGTAAATACAATCAGGTGTGGGATGGCGTGCTTACTACCTATCCAGAGGATGAGCAGAGATTGATAGAGGAGTACCTGCACCTGGAGCGTACTGGTGCCCAGTTGGATAGACAGGCTGAGATAAAAGCTATGAGGAGCGCCAAGACTGATAACCTTCTCATATCTAGTTTCCGCTCTGAGCTATCTGAGGCCCGCAGAGCCCTCCGCTATGCTAATCCCCACCTCGATGCTTGGCTGTTCTATTGGGGTAGAGTTACTACCTTTCTAACTCCAATAGCTGATCAAGTATATTATCAGCTTGCTAAAGAGACTGGGCGAGAGGTGGGTATACCAGATGTTAGATAACACTAGATATGTAGCTTTAACTGCTATACCGCCAACTTGACATAAGACTTGACACTTGACATAATCTGTGCTATACTACTAAGCAGAAAGGAGACGTATGGCTGACTCATCCGTAGTCCAGAATGAGGATGGCTCCTACACTATCACGACAGATGGCAAAGCTGCCAAGCTGGTGAAGGCGTCAGACCTCATGGGGCTGAAGGAGAAATCTGAGAAGCAACTCGCTGAGCTTCAGACTAAATTGGCTGAGGCTAATAGGGTAAAAGATGAGACCCATCAAGAGGCGCTTCAGGAGAGGGCTGCCAAAGAGCAGTTAGAGTCCAAGGTACAGGAGAGTGCCACCCTCACAGAGAAGGTGGCAGAGTTGGAGCAGCGGTCACAAGCTGCGGAGGAACGCAGTAAACAGCTAGAGAGTGAGGCTAATGATAATCGTATCTCCCATCTAGCTAGTTTGACTGGAAAGCCAGTTGAGACATTCAAAGATAAGACCCCTGAACAACTCAAGAGCGTTGAGGATGCTCTCCAGCTCGTAGGTTTCGAGAATAAGAAGCCAGCTAGATTTGATGGTGCTGGTGGAGGTGGTACAGGGGGTGAATCTCCTGTAGGTAGGGATAAAGAAAAGGAAGAGCTGGCTTTGGCTCGTGAGCTACGAAAAAAGTCTCCAGGAGACTCTGATCATCTTTGGTAAGGAGATAACACATGGCTGTTGGACATTGGTCTAGCCTAACTCAAGCCCAGAAGCTAACTCAGTCCCAGCTAATCCCTGGCGTCGTTGAGGAGGACATCAAGCGGAACAACATAATGGATGTCGTCCCAGTGGCTCAAGCCAGAGGGAAGAGCATCAAGTGGCTTAGGGAGCAAGTTGTGATTGATAGTGATGTGGCTGACGTGGACATTGGCGAACAACTCTCCTGGACTTCCAGCGTGACGTATGAGGAGATGGATACGGAGCTAAAGAGAAAGGCCCTCCAGCGAGTCCTTGACCACTTCATCCCAGATGTCTATGGTACCATCAACGACTATGAGGCCCAGGTGCTTTGGGAGATGAAGAAAGGTATGGTGATGCGGCTGGGAGATGACATCATCTACTACGACATCACCTATGGCTCCGCCAAGCAGTTTGATGGGCTCCAT